CTTGGAGAAAAGCAGTGGAAAAACAAATGAATGTAAACCAATGGCAAAAGTTAAGCCTGGTTGAAAATGTAAGGAATAGGGCGTCGCGGGATGTTGAGGCGTGTGCGATATTCGAACAGTGTTTCGGCGGAGGGGGGGATGACATCAGGGTCGTTGATGAAATGAGCTCGATCCCATTTGGGATAGAATGACAAGGGGCCTTGCCAGTGTGCTATGTGAGCTTGAACTTCGTAGAGAGACGGGAATCTAGTCAGTGTGAACTGATCTTTGAGAGATTCGTCAGCGCGTAGATATCCAGGTAAGTGTGATTGGACATGTGCGAAGAAGTCAGGATCATCGTTGATTGATGAGTCGTCGAGGAACTCGTAGTAGATGTCACGACAGAGGTCGTGGAACGTTTTGTCCATGCCGCAGGCTGCGTAAGCCATACCAACTGCGCGAGCAGAGGTAAATTTGCGTTTAGGACCGCGTTCTGGATAACATAGTTGGGCTACTAGTTTTCCGAGTGGTCGGACGGGTTTTCCAAAGTTGCACTGATACGAAAGGGTTTCTATCTTGTTGCGTAGAACAGTAATGACAGATTTGGTCTTGGAGAGGACCATACCATAGCGTGAATGAGCGTAAGTCTCGAAGAATGCGATGAAGCGTTCGAGTTTGGATATTGACCAGTTGGTGAATCCGGAGTTGTCGTCACCCATGATGAGGAGGAAGATTTCGTCGATGTCGGCAGCAGAGCAGCCAAATTCGATGAGTCCATCAATGAGGAGAAAAAGATTGCAGAACGAGTCGAGATACTGAGTATTGAGCAGTCCGGATGGGACGCCTGCAGTAGTTCGAAGGTAAGCGAATCCGTCGGCGGAGACAAACACCATGTTGTTGTACCATGTGTGGATGAGCCAGAGGAGGTTGCTAATTCGTTCAAACATCATTTCGGATGTGAGGTCGGGGTAGGTGGGGTAATCATAAGTCGGAGCGTAACCGTGTGAGATAACGATGAGGCGTTCGAGAAAGTCAGTCCAGAATATGTCCGTGATAACGCGGGGCATGCGTTGGTCGAAGGCGGACCAGTCAATTGTGAAGAAAGACTTGAAGGATTGAGCGATTTGATCGATTTTCCGATTTGAGCCGCGGATAGTTTCAAAGCCGTACATAATACAGCATTCAAATTTGCGAGCTAAGACGTGAGCTGGAAAGGTGAGCATTGATTCAATTCGTATGAAGAGATCATCGACGGCGTAAACGGGTCGTTGCTTGAGATGTCCATCTCGGTCGGAGATATGATTTCGTGTGAAGAGCATGGTTGGGCGTTCGAGGAAGAATTTTCGTAAATGTTCGAAAGGGTCGGACATTGAGAGAGTGAATGGGAAGCCTGTTTCTTTGATGCGGTGAATGATTGTGCGGGCCTTTTCTAGGAAGGCATTGATATAATAGCCTTTTGAGGTGTGGCGGTTCGCGTATTCTTTTGGAGCAGAGAAGAGAGCGTGGGCGTTCGTGGAGAAAGAGTGTCGGTTGTAGTATCCAGTGCCTGTGTGAAGAGGAGTTTTGTCAAAAAGTGAGTCAACAAAATGGAGTGGAAGGTAAGGAGTGACTGCGAGCTTGTCCATAACAATGGAGAGGATCGTGTTCTTTCGTTCTTCGGGGACGGGGTCAGAGACAGCCTGTGGTTTGAAGAAATCGGAGACGGTAGCGTCAGTTGTGCCAAGGGGGCGTACGTATTTTTCGAGGTAGATTCGATACTGTGGATAGCGAGATCGTACGATGCGTTCGATGCGTGGATCGACTTGGAAGCCGGTTTCGGGGACTGTGTCAGTAGCAGTGACAACTTGGGACGTTGCGTATTCGTAAGGGAGTGGAATGATTCCAGAGGGCGGGATGCGTGCAGCAGGGAGCGTATCTAAGTCTCGGGGGATGTAAAATTCGCCGGGGAAGGAGCGTTCTTGATTTTTATTGAGGAGGATGTCTTCAATGTTAGAAGCTTCGGATTGATAGGCAGCGTTGATTTGCTCGTTGGTGAGGATAGACTTGAAGATCTTGTCGATGCGTTCGGTGTCTGTATCTTGATGAGCAGAGAGGGTTGCTGTGGGGTTTTCGCCAGTTCGTTGGAAGAGTTGCCAGTCGCCTTTAAGGTGAAGCAATCGTTCGTGGAAGTAGTCGCGTACTTGTGAGAGGACCATGATTGGGGAGGGGTTGGGAATGTATAATTCGTCTCGAATGTGAGATATATTCTGATTGCTGGTGAGAGCGCGG